TACCATCAATTTGAATGTCTTGAAGACGGCGTAGCCTATGAACTTTATTGGGCTGAATTTAATCACAACGATATTATTCGTGAATCAGTAGGATTTTCTAATAAATGAAAGTCGGAATGACTGCGTCCACATTTGATCTATTACACGCAGGTCACGTTAGTATGCTACGTGAGGCAAAAAGTGCATGTGATTATCTAATTTGTTGTTTACAAGTAGACCCATCTTATGATAGAATAGAGAAAAATTCACCGATACAAACGTTAGTCGAAAGATATACGCAGCTTGCTGCTGTCAAATACGTAGATGAAATTATTGTCTATCAGTCTGAAGAAGATCTGCTAGATATTATTCAGATGTATCCAATCGACATTCGTATACTCGGTGAAGAATATAGAGATAAAGATTTTACAGGTAAAGATGAATGTCGTAAGCTAGGCATTCAATTATATTTCAACCAACGTAATCATCGTTTTAGTAGCAGTGATCTGCGTGTAAGGGTTGCTGAATCTGAGGAGAAAAAAAGTAATGGATAAATTTAGTGTATGTTTAGTAGGCGATGGGCCATCAATCCCATGGCTGAAATACGTGTTTGGTAAAACCTCTAATGAGATTATGCACGTTGATAATATTCAACATCATATCGAAGATGCAATCGAATGGAAGCCGAATATTATTTTTATAGATCTACCAGTTGATGAAATTCAAGAGGATGGATTAGTAGTTGCAGCACAATTAGAAGACACGGTCTTTCGTCTAGCTGCTAAGTGCAATTGTGCAATTATTATCAAAACACCATTACCGCCTGATTTGGTAGATCGTCTCTGTAAGACAAACGATAAGTTTGTATATAGCCCAGATCTTAAATTTGAGACCGACCATATGTCCGAAAGAGCATCGCCTCAAATGATGCTTCTTGGTGCGAGTGGACAAGCAAGCATGGCAGTTCAAGAAATATTCTTTAGATTTGGTAAAGCAACAGTAGCGCAGTTTGCGCACGTATCTCCGTGTGAAGCTGCTATGATTCATCTCGCACAGAGATCATTTCATACTATGAAAAAAGTATTTTTTGAACAGCTAAGCGACGTGTCAGAAGAATTTGACGTAGACTATCATATCATACAGTTATACCTACAGCAAGATCCTAGGATTAGTGGAGGTCTAACGCGTGTACCTAATTATGATGGAACTCGTGGATTTTCAGATACTGATGCGATTAAAATGTTTACCCGTTTCAACGAGAGGTTTACATTGCTCAAAGAAGTTGATAAAATGAATGAAATATATGTCAACAGAGATAAGGTTGTTCACTAATGTCAATCATGGATAAACTCAAGAAGAATTCTAAAATTCAAGATACTTCGGTTTTGTCTGATTCAAAATTCTTCGGAGAAAAAGATTTAGTTAATACTGGAGTGCCAATGGTAAATGTTGCGCTCTCTGGTGATATGGATGGTGGGCTAGCACCAGGACTTACAGTGCTTGCTGGCCCATCAAAACATTTTAAAACGTCATTCGCCCTATTGATGGCAAGCTCATATTTGAAAAAATATGAAGATGCTGTCTTACTGTTTTATGATTCAGAGTTTGGTTCTCCTCAGTCTTACTTTGAATCGTTTGACATTGATACTAATAGGGTTCTTCACACTCCAGTTACTGATGTTGAAAAGCTTAAATTTGATATTGTCAGTCAGTTAGAAACGCTGGAGCGTGGAGATCGGGTAGTGGTAGTGATTGATTCGATAGGCAATCTAGCTTCTAAAAAAGAACTAGAAGACGCTTTAGATGAAAAATCAGTCGCTGATATGTCGCGGGCAAAAGCGCTAAAAGGCTTATTCCGAATGATCACTCCCTACCTGACGATGAAAGATATTCCGCTTCTTGCCGTAAATCATACTTACAAAGAAATAGGTTTATTTCCTAAAGATATTGTAGGTGGCGGAACTGGTATATACTATTCAGCAGATAATATTTGGATCCTTGGTCGTAGGCAAAATAAAAAAGGAAATGATATTACCGGCTATGATTTTGTCATCAACGTGGAGAAATCTAGGTATGTCAAAGAAAAATCTAAAATCCCTATCACTGTTAATTGGGATGGCGGTATCGATTCCTATTCTGGGCTACTTGATGTTGCTCTTGCTGGCCGCTATGTTGATAAGCCTTCCGCTGGTTGGTATTGTCGTGTTGATCGAAATACTGGAGAGCTTGTTGGGCAAAAAATACGAGAAGCGGACACACACTCCGAGGAGTTCTGGTCCCCCATACTAGCTGAGACTAATTTTAAAGATTATGTCAAACAGCAATATACTATTGGGTATAGAACAACTTTAAATATGGATGAATTTGATGAAGCAGGGTGAGGACTTTGATGTAGTTCCAGGTCAAGATCCTAACGGCGACACTTGGGACTTTCGGATTCTAACCGGTGATTTTACCGAAACTGTTATACGGTTTGGTAATATTAAAGTTGATGATGTAGAAGAAGGTGGAGATGGCGTATTGAAATATAATTACAATGTCGTCAGTTCTCCTATACCGGATCTAAAAGAAGATAATGGAGATTTACAAGAGGTAACAGCTGCTATATTATTAAGCATACTTGAATCCTCTGTTCAAAATGTTTAACTATCAATCAATCATAGGATTACATATCGAGCCTACACATAAGTGTCAGGCTCGGTGTCCTGATTGTCAGAGGACTTTAGGCAATAGGGTAAATCCTAGAATTATACCCCTGTCCTCGTTGAATACGCAATTCTATAAAGACCATTTACCCGTAGAGCTTATACGAAGATTGAAACACATCTTGTTCAATGGCAACCATGGCGACGTTCTTTTCTGTGACGATATAATAGAAACCCTAGAATATTTTCAAATGGTCAATCCAGATATTCTATTGAATTTAAATACGAATGGTGGATATCGAGATCAAGATTTTTGGGAAGAATTGGGATCACTCAATGCATCAGTTAACTTCGCTTTAGATGGCCTTGAAGATACTAATCATATCTACAGAATAAATGTAGACTATCATAAGGTCATAGAGAATGCTGCTACATTTATGAAACATGGTGGCAGAGCCACGTGGGTTTTTATAGAATTTGATTGGAATAAACATCAGATCGATGACGCTAAGAAATTAGCTGAGACAATGGGATTTGAAAGATTTATTTTAAAAAAATCAGGTAGAAATAATACTAAGCCACCACCACCAAATCGTCGTATAATCTGTAGTGCGCTTGCACCAGGTGCTAGAGATCAAAACACTGTTTTTATAGATGCTACCGGCTCAGTATTTCCGTGTTGCTGGACTGCTGCTGAAATGTATAAGTTCAGACTACCAGGATCCGAGAAATTTCAGATTGAACAATTGGTTGAATCTTCAGATTCGATTAATCTTAAAGATAAAACCTTGGAAGAAATTATTCACGGAGAGGTGTTTACAAAGATAGTACAAACGTGGTATAATAATCCATTAAGAGTATGTGCTTATCTTTGTTCCCGCCGATTTAATAGCCATAAAACCTCAAAGGAAATCCATGAATATAAATCTTGAACAGACTATAATAAGGAATCTGATCGTCGATGAAAAGTTCATGCGACGAGCTCTTCCATTTATTAAAGCAGATTATTTTGAAGGGGTGTATCAAAAAATATTTAAGGAGGTAGGTAAGTATGTTGCAAAGTACAACCATCTTCCATCATTGGAATCATTTAAGATTGAGATTGACGGTTCGGATAGCTTTACTGAGGAGCAGTATCGTCATGTCGTTGAAATCTTACCAGAGATATTTAAAGACGAAGAGATTAACGAGCAATGGCTTCTGGATACTACAGAAAAATGGTGTCAAGATCGTGCAGTATACAATGCCATTATGGAATCGATTACAATCATTGATGGTAAGCATAAAACACTTACTAAAAACGCTCTACCAGATATTCTCACGAAAGCTCTTGGGGTTTCATTCGATACTAACATCGGACATGATTATATCGAGAACGTGGGAGATCGATACGAATTCTACCATGCGGAAGAGGATAAGATCGGGTTCGATCTTGAGAAATTTAATGACATCACTAAGGGCGGATTACCACGTAAAACTCTCAATGTTGCTCTTGCTGGCACTGGTGTTGGTAAGTCTCTCTTCATGTGTCACGTGGCTGGCAGTTACCTAGTACAAGGATACGACGTATTATATATCACAATGGAGATGGCAGAGGAACGTATCGCAGAACGTATCGATGCTAATCTATTGAATGTTCCTATTGATCAGTTAGAGCATTTGACAAAAGACACGTTATCTCGTAAGGTCAAAGGACTTGTTACTAAAGGTAATGGCCGATTAATTATTAAAGAATATCCTACAGGTGCTGCAAATGCTAATCACTTCCGCTCATTGCTTACTGAGCTGAAGCTAAAGAAAACCTTTGAACCAGATGCTATATTCATTGACTATCTCAATATCTGTGCATCATCACGTATGAAAGGTCTTGGCGGCGCTATCAATTCTTATTCATATGTCAAAGCAATTGCTGAAGAGCTTAGGGGATTAGCAGTAGAATTTGATGTGCCAATTATATCTGCAACTCAAACTACTCGATCTGGTTATGGCTCATCTGATCCTGGTCTTGAAGATACGTCTGAATCATTTGGTCTACCTGCTACGGCAGATCTTATGTTTGCGTTAGTGTCATCTGAAGAGTTAGATCAGATGGGACAGATCATGGTCAAGCAATTGAAGAATAGGTACAATGACCCATCAGCTAATAAAAGATTTGTGCTTGGTATAGATAGATCTAAGATGCGTCTATATGATGTAGAAGAAGGCCAACAAAATCTCGTGCAAGACGTTCCTGTATTTGAAAATACTAATACGCACGAAAGATTTAAGGATTTTAAACTCGATGACTGATAGCCAATATAATCTGATAAGCCAATATTGGTCTGACGACCGACTTCGTACCGCTGAGGTTCGTGTCGAATCAAGAGGATTTTATGTAGTTCTTAGAATAGATGGTTTAGTAGTAGAAATACGAGACGTCTTCGATTATACCCTAGGCTATGCCGAGGATCTTGCTGAAAACTTTGTTATGAAATGGGGAGAGTGGAGTGAAAGTAAAACTGATAAGCTTTAGTCAAGCTAACGAGTGGTTTAGAGATGTTGAAGGCATTAATAGACCAAAATCGTTACAAGACTTAATTGCGTTTGCGGCTAGGGTTTCTAATCCAGCTAACCAAAACAACGAAGCTACAGCTGAAAAGCTTATCCGATACCTAGCCAAACATAAGCATTGGTCACCATTTGAAATGGTCAGTGCTTGTTTAGAGATCGAGACTACACGTGATATTGCTCGTCAGATCTTACGTCATCGATCATTCTCTTTCCAAGAATTTAGCCAACGGTATGCTGATCCAACTGAAGACCTTGAGTTTGTTACTCGTGAGGCTAGATTACAGGATCATAAGAACAGGCAAAACTCCGTTGATACTAATGATGATCAATTAAAACTTGCATGGGAAATGAAACAACAGCAGCTTATCCATGAGTCAAAATTAGCATATAAGTGGGCGATTGAAAATGGCATTGCAAAAGAGCAGGCGAGAGCAGTTCTACCTGAAGGCAATACCGTATCTCGCATGTACATGAATGGAACTATTCGTTCATGGATTCATTACATAGAACTAAGGTCTGCAAATGGTACTCAAAAAGAACATATGGAGATCGCGCGAGAGTGCGCGTACGTTCTCGCGAGCGTATTTCCTATGATCGAGGAATATATTAGTGACTGAGGTTGTCATAAGGAATAAAGAACTACTAGCTACTCTCGATTCTTTTGTTGATTCATTTTATAAGATTGACGGTTACGACGATCGTTCCCATCACGTATTTGATCCAGCTGATGCTAGAACCCGTGGACAATTTTATACTAGTGATGAATATTTGAATAAGGTATGGGAAAACTATAACCGTCATACTGGATATCCTACAGAACATTTTGCGCAACCAGTTGGTCGAATGTCTGATAAAGATCCCGATAAGTGGTTTGATATATCATTTCTAGTAAGAAAGAAATTTCCTGAAATTCTTGGCACGCATTCTAGTGCACTGTTCAACTACTATCCACCTGGTGGATTTGTAGGATGGCATACTAACTGGAATGCTAACGCATATCAAATCTTATTCACGTGGTCTAAAACAGGTGATGGGTATTTCAAATATTATGATAATCAAACTAAAGAGATAGTAACTATCCAAGACGTTCCGGGATGGCAATGTCGATGGTATTACTTTGGTCTACAGAAAGAGCCAGAGCACCATTGTTGGCATGCAGCATATGCAGGCTGTGACAGGTTTACCCTTGCATACAAATTCTTTAATTCTTTTCATGGTAAAGAAGACGAGAAAAAAGATCGACAAGCACAAAATCTGAGAGATCTTTGCATAGAAGATATTGAAAATGAGTAATGGGTTTACACTGCATTTTAACAATATTGATTTAGATTTTCATGTTAGAGACACGCCAATAGCTATTCGATGGTTCGATGAAATAGCACATTCCGTAAAGAATAGTCAATTTATTGAAAGGGATCGTTTATATAATTTTATAGACGATTCTGAAGAGATAATGGACGAACTTATACATTGCGCAGAATTAATCAATACGTGGAAACCTCTTATCGATCTCAGTAGTCACGATCACAATCACCTTCACAAATATTTTGAGATCATGCGTGGTAGCATAGAAAATGCTTCGCATCATTGGAATAGTGCACCATTATTTGTTAGAAAACAAATAGAAAGATTTAATATCTTAATCCATAAAATGGAATCATATGATGACGGCTGGAAAAGAATTGTTATCCGATCTGATCCTAGACCTAGGAAAGATCTACACCTGGAAGATTATTCATACTTCACACCGGATCTGACGTATGGCACTGCTTACATAAATTACTGTCACGTTGGCAAATTACCGTACGACGTTTGGAAAGATGGAGATGAAGTCGTGGGAGAGGAGAATATAGTTCCTCAGACCAAATACAGCTCAGATATGGTAATATATTTTTCAGATGGTAGATATGATGTAGAGGGATTTAATAAATGGTGGAAAGGTGATCCTACTCCAGTCGGTAAGATACCAGTAGCAGATCTATATGCTAAATTGTCACAGGCTGAAATAATTCAAAAAATATCAAAAAATAAAGTTTACAATACTGTAAGCGTATGGTATAATCGCATAGTTCAATAGGAGATATACATGCGATTTATATTCGGCCTCATAATAGTAGCCTTTACCGTATTATTTCTTATCCCACAAACGAAATCATCTACATTATCATTTGCTAATATGCTAAGTGCTGGATATGAGGAAGGCAGCTTCCGTCAGCAAGTAGAGTGTATGGCAACTAACATATACCATGAATCACGACAAGAAAGCGAACTAGGTCAACGCGCCGTTGCTTTCGTAGTATTGAATCGTGTTAATAGTGAACACTTCCCATCTACCGTATGTGACGTAATATATCAAGCAGAAACAGTGCCACACTGGAAAACTCAGTTACCTATCCCAAAAAGAAACCGTTGTCAATTCTCTTGGTATTGTGATGGCAAGTCTGACAAGATAAATGATAAGGCATCATATTTAAAAGCTGAAAGAATCGCATATGAAATTATGGAAACATATGGTGCAGTATATGATCCAACAGAAGGATCTACATATTACCATGCAACTTACGTAAAACCAAATTGGCGTCATCTTGATCGGGTGGTTCGCATTGACTCTCACATCTTTTATAAGGAAAAATAATGTCATATAAATTTGATGAAGAAGCTTATATTAATGAGTTTATGGAATATATCGATTCCACATATGGTCAACATTATGCCCGCGATAAATTTCAAGCGACAGAATTTATTGTAGATGGTGGTCATGGTACCGGTTTTTGTATCGGTAATGTTCTTAAATATGCACAGAGATATGGCAAAAAAGGGACTTCAGTAGATGCGCGTAAAGATCTCATGAAAGTTTTACATTATGCTTTAATTCAGCTATATGTACACGATAATAACCTATAATGTATAAATAAAGCAGGCTAATCCCTGCTTTCATTATGATCCTCCTTGAACCAGGGTTTTGCCCTGGTTTTTTTTATTTGGGGGATCAAATGGCAAATATAGAACAAAGCCATATAATGGCTAAATTTGCTTTGCTCGCGTATCAAGATGGTAAAGAAGGTAAAAAAGGTGCAACTAAGTTAGGCTTCACTGGT